TTATCTTCTATATTTATATTCGTTGACAAATTCGTTATAATAACGGTCTTCCGGAAGGGGAAGTGTTATTCCCAGTTCCGTGGCTGCATCTGCTTTGACCTTATTCAAAAAGTCCGTCATCTGAACGGTGTTCAGCTCCGATGTGCCTCTGACTATTTCTTCCTCTATTCCTTGGAAATAGGCGGTTTCGCTCAGAAACTTACGGCAGTAGTGTTTATGGACTACATTTTTCTCTGTTCCTGTTTCCTGCTCGATGCAGGTAAACCAAAGCCACATCAGGGCGTTTTGACTTAATGTGCGCGGCTCTGTGTAACGTTCGATAATTAACCTGTAACGACCGTTACGGAGCTGCGAGCACATGAAATCAAAGGACTTGTTCAGTGTTACCACACCTTTTTCTTTTATAAGGATAGCTTCTTGTGCCATTATTCCAGTCCGAAAATCTTCTTGTCCGTGATAGATTCTCTATTAGCTTCCAAAAACTCTATGAAATGTTCTACGTGTGCCGTGAGCAGTTTCACTGTCTGTTCGTGATTGTAAGTATAATATTCCGGATATTGCGTACCACTGATAAGCGGTGTGCGGCTGGTACCGCCTTTCAGCGCATAAGCCGTAAACTCAAATGCCTTTATGTTTTCCATCTGACCGGAAGCAATTAGGCAATAAGGGTAGACATGGCGCTGCCACCCGTGGGCGTATTTGCCGAACTCGTATTTAGATGTGGATTTTATGTCATAAACAACATCCTTTCGGAGTTCGTCGATAAATCCGTATAACTCCACATTTCCGTACTGGGTAGGAAGAATGGCGGATACATAGACCTGACTTAATGAGCCTTTGAAATACTCTGCCTGTTCTATACACCATTGTCTGTCGAAAAGGAAATGCCGTGCAGGTGCGATATCCGTTGCTGGAAAAGCTACTTGTATGGTATTGGTTTCCTTATCGCCAATGATGGAGTAGGGGGAACGCTCTGTCGGCACGTGATTTTCGCAATGGACATAGCAGTCAATGATAGCATTGAAGGCTGTTCCCTTGTCGGCTGCTTCACTCTCAAACGGTACACGGTTGATAGCATCCAGAAGGTCTTGCTTCAGGCTCTCTTCGATTTCTTCCGGAGAGCGTTTATACTCTCCGGTTTCATTATCAATGTTCCAGAAGTTTTCCACTTCTTCATCAGCTCTCAGATACTTGTCGAATTTGTCAAGTAATGAGGGATAGATTTTATAACTAGGCTGCTTCATATATTTTTTTGACTTTATCGAATTTCAACCCTAATTCCTTGCATCTTTTATTCAGTAGCATACCTGCTTGTAATTTGCTGTCGAAGATATGCTGCAGGCTCTCCAGTGATTGTTTCACTTCGTTGGCCGTGTCCGCATCCGCTACCATGGCTATCTGTTCCTTGATAACTTCCATAAGACCTTCATATTCGGAGGACAGTTCTGCCTGTTTTTCCTGATAGGTCTGATAAGTGTTTACAATCTTTGTCATAAAGTCGTTCGGTCCGGTGATTGTACCTTCTGCATTAATGATAACTGGTATCTTTATGCGTGCCGGAAGATTGCAGGTATTCTTACCGTAGAATTTCTCGCACGGATCAAAAGAGATGGTTCTGTCCTTACCTATGGCTTCCATATAGCCTACAAGATCAAGCTCTTTAATCAGGTCACCGGCAGAAGAACCTCCGATTTCCGGGCGTATCTGTTTGTCCTCTCCGTTCTTTTCCTCGCGTTCATGGGCTACGAATATTACTGATTTACCCATTAGTGTGACTTGGTTTACGAAGTTGATGAACATATTCTTTCGTACTCCATATCCTTGCAGGGACAGTGTGCCATCCGCTTTCTTCATTTTGGGATTGTTTTTCATTATATATTTATCCATGAAGGATAACATTTTTCCTGCCGTATCAATAACGATGGTCTTGTATTCGGCAATTTCTCCGCTCGTAAGAACTTCATCCACCTCTTCCCATTTGGAAATTTGTACGGTGTCTACACGGTGGGCTGCATTCACACGGTGAACGCCACCGTCAAAGTCCAGGAGTAGTGGCTGGGGAGAGCTTAACGCCAGTGTGGTCTTTCCCATACCAGGTTGTCCGTAGATTAATGCCGACAGGGCATTCTTAACTGTCAGTTCGTTAGGTTTTTTGATAAGTCCCATAATCAATAATTTTTAGTGGTTAATAAATGAGTTAAAAAAAATAGTTCCCGGATAGTCGGCCAGGACACACCGGGATAAATAAGGATATAGAATATAACATATAAAGAGGGCTCTCACCTCACGCTGTCCTTTCCAGCGGCTTTGGGTTAAATTATTATCTAACAAATTGCTCTCTGCTTCACTGCCTTGAAGTCTCTAACATGGCTACGTTTAAAGGGTGTACGGCTCCCTCTCTTTGGGTGTGGGTAATACAGGATTCGAACCTGTATCTGTATTCCTCCTGAAAACAATCACAAACCGTCTGAACGTAAAGAAAAAAGTGAATACCGCTTTTCCATTAAGCTAATTACCCGTGTGGCTTATGCCACTTTCTTTTTTAATTTTCTAGGCTTCCTTGGCATTTTGACCTGTGCATAACGCAGGACATCACTGGCATTGCAGAACCATTTCCCGTTTTGTGCGCATGTAGGCTTGTCGGAACGTATTTTGTTTTCTTCGATCAGTCTGATAAGCCTTCCTATGCCTCCAACTATTTTGGCCGCTTCTCTTTTACCGAATGTATGAGTGTCCATGATGGCTAGGATGTCTGCTAGCCGTGCTTCTGCCGTTCCATCAAATAAGATGGATGTCCGTAGTTGGTTGTTAACTGTATAGTTCATAATCTGAATCTGTTTTTGTTCGTCTTGTTCTTGATACTTGGGTGGTTCTTGTCTTTGCTCTGCTGCATTGTCTCATGTCGGGATGAAAATCCAATGCGGCAATGACAAGGAACAGGATGGAGAAGAATAGCTCAAGCCCGTGTTTACGTATCTCTTTTATATCGAAGTTGATCTTCATGCGCTCACAGAACATGTATAATACAAGCTCGGTATCTTTGGAAATACCCAGTTTTTTGTATATATCCCGCTTCTGTGCTTTGATGGTCCATTCCGAGCGTTGCAGACTGTCGGCTACTTCCTTGTCGGCTAAACCCTTGCAATATTGTTCGGCGACAAGATGCTCGCGCTCTGATAGCGTAATCATGACACACGCTGGATTTTGAACTCTCCGCGCTTGCGGTCAACCTCTCCTGTTCGTTTCCAATCGGCATTTTCTACACACATCTCCAATCTTAGTCTGGAAATGGTTGTGTTGACGGAAGATATCGCACGCACAGGGAACACAACGATATCACCTACCTTCATCGCTCTCAATGTGGCCGCCCAATTTTCTGTTACTTTTACCATATTACTTCAATTTAGCAAGTTTAACGATGTTGTCTAGAGCATTAATGCTGCTTTCGTGTCGTGCCTGTAGGCGGGTGAACGAATCGAACCACATGTCGCTCTGTTCCTTGACTTCTTTAAGGTCTTGTTCCAGTTCTTGCACACGTCTTACAAGGTCTTCGTGTGTCATGCTTTGTAACTCTTCTACTGTTGTCATAGCTTTATTTTTTTTGATTTTCAATATTGTCAAGTTCGTTGCTTATCACTAATGATGTTACCGCGAAGGCGGTGGATGCTATCCAGAACCATACGCCCATATCGCACATGGTAATAAGGAGTATCGTGTATGATACTGCGCATAATATTGATATTGCTTTCATTTGATTGTGTATTAGTTTTGTTCCCCCAAACCAATCCGATTGGCGGCATCACGCTTTTATTGGGGGATTTACTTAACTTTGTGGTGTCAAACAAAAAATTAAGTATTATGAACAAGTTTGTTGAAATCACCGTGGATGGTGAAAAGTGCATCATCAATGCAAGTGCAGTTCAGCTTGTAAAGCCTACCGATGAAGGTACATTGATTTTATTTCAAAATGGAGCTAAAATCCATACGGAATTTAGCTTTCAGGAGCTGTCAAATATTCTTCTGAACTAAAATTTCTTTCTTGTATATCGGGATAGTGAACAACTTTATGACAACGGTTTTGTTGATTATCCCGGTATCATCTTTTCCTATAAATCCATAGGGTATAGGACGTATTTTTACTATTTTTTCAATTATTGCTTTCATTGTCATAAGTAGATATTATTAGTTTGTGCCCCGATAACCTCTCTCTGGTCTTCCCACCGGAGTTGTCAGCTACTGTTCTTCACTGCATAACCGTTCGGGGCATGATCGCTCTTTTTATTTTACCCTTACACGCTTGGCGCCCTTTGCCGCTTGTTCACTCAGGAATATTGCGTATTGCATTGTACCTTTCTCAGTACGCAAACGGCAGCTTTCAGTTACCTCCGGGACTGCACCCGTAACCCTACTCAAATCTGCTTCTGATGTCACCAGTTCCGAGTCTTTCGGGATGTGTTGTTGCGGAGTGTCGCTTCTCCTGTTTGTTATGGTCAAACTCCATTTAGTAGCGGTAATCCCATCAAAAGGTAGGCTCACTGGCCGTTACCGCTTAATCTCCGCAGTACTGGGAACCTAAATATCCACGGCTGTTGGAGTTGTAGCAGTCTGACCATTCGGCTTTGAAAGTGACTTTTTCTGCTTTGACCGGAGTGAACACCTTGTTATTTCTTTCTTCCTGTTGTCTTGCCAGCTCTTCCTGCATTGTAACATTCAGTTTTGCCAGTTTCCATGTTGATTTCAGAACTTCACCGAAGGTCTTGCCTTGTTTCTTGCCTACATACTTGTAAGTTCTGTGGGCATCTCTCATAATCTGTCGTAAATCGAATCTTTTCATTGTCTTACCTCTTTTTAGTTAGTCAATATTTTTGCACTTCCGAACTATTTTTCGTTCCTTTGTGCTGTTGTTTATTGTTTGATGTTGCAAAGATACTAACATCACTGATATATCAATGATATTAGCCTATGAATATCACTGATATTAACTTTAATTATCATTATAGGCTTAATATATTAGTGATATGTACGATTTGAAAGGATTTAGACAGGCTTTTAATCTTACTCAAAAGCAATTGGCAGAGATTCTAAAATGTCAGCAGTCAAATATCTCTGGAATGGAAAAGACTATGAGAGACTTAGAACCGATACAGAAAAAAAGGCTGGAAGAAGCATACGGTTCTGAGTCCGTGGCTAAATTTGTTGTATCTTCTTTTTTGGAAAGTACGATAAATGATAGTCGAAACAAAGGGGATATGGGAGGCTACACCACATATCTTCTTCCCATGTCAGCTATGGGAGGAACGCTTACGGGGTTTGCGGCTCCAGGCGCAATGCTCCAAAATTGTGAGGCTATAATTTCACCCATTGAAGATGTAGACTTTGCCATTACAGTATATGGAGATAGTATGGCACCTGAATACCCCTCAGGTTCCCGTATTTTGATAAAGAAGATAAACCCCAATATTTTTATAGACTGGGGTAAAACATACGTTTTGGACACTGCAAATGGGGTTATAGTAAAGGAACTTCATGAGTGCAAGGGTAAGGAAGGTTATGTGAAATGCCATTCGGTAAACCCGGATCCGAAATTCTCGGACTTTGACGTTCCTTTGTCAGAGGTGTACGGCGTATATCGAGTACTTATGTGTATGTCGGCAAAATAACAAGTGAAAGCAATCTGTATAATAAACTTTTAATATAAAATACTATGGATTTTAAAGATGCAATTAAACAACTCGCAGACAGAGTTGGAAAATTAAAAGATAACATTCAAACAGAAGAAGCAACAAAGAACGCTTTTATCATGCCTTTTATAAATGCTTTGGGATATGATGTCTTTAACCCGTTGGAAGTATTGCCAGAAATGACTTGTGATATTGGTACAAAAAAGGGAGAAAAGATTGATTATGCCATAATGAAGGACGATCAGCCTATCTTGCTTATTGAATGTAAACACTGGAAGCAGGATTTGAATCTTCACGACAATCAACTATTGCGTTATTTCAATGTTTCAAAGGCTAAGTTTGGATTATTGACTAATGGTATTATTTATCGTTTTTATACAGATTTGAAAGAACCCAATATAATGGATGATAAACCATTCTTGGAAGTGGATATAACGGATTTGAGGGATAATCAAATTGAAGAGTTGAAGAAATTTCATAAATCGTACTTTGACGTAGACAATATACTAAACTCAGCCAGTGAATTAAAGTATATGGGAGAATTGAAGGCTATCATTCAGGAGGAATTTTCCTCACCGAGCACTGATTTTGTGAAAATGTTTGCGACTAAAGTATATGAAGGAAGAATGTTGCAAAATATAATCGATCAGTTTACCCCTTTGGTAAAACGTGCTATTTCTTCACATATCAATGATATCATTAATGAGCGTTTAAAAGGTGCTTTAACCGTTAGTGATTCAAAAATTGAGTCGGCTCAACCGAAGCAAACTGACACTCCGGCTGAAGAAACTCAAGCAGAAAATCAACCAGAATCAAAAGTCGTTACTACAGAAGAAGAACTTGATGCTTATCGTATCGTTAAGGCAATCTGTCGGAAAAAAGTGGATATATCCCGTATAGTATATCGTGATGCTCAAACATACTTTAGCGTTTTGCTTGATGACAACAATAGAAAGCCTATTTGTCGTATGTATTTCAATACAGCTACAAAATATGTGGCTACCATTGATGAAAATAAGAAAGATGTGAAACATGTTATTGAAAGCCTTGATGATATTTATAACTATGAGGATGAATTCTTTAAGGCGATCGATATGTACGAACATAAGGAATAGGATAAAAGTTCTAGAAGATTAATTAAAGATAATTGCAGCATTAGCAAATGTATTGTTAGTGCTGCAATGTGAATATTGGAGTTTTATTATATATGATTCAAAGCATATATGACTGTTCATGTCAGTGGAAAAATCAAGACTACTGTCAGCTTTCCCCTTCATGCAAAGGGTGGGGATGTCGATTTCTGTCTACGCCTATTGAAGAGATTCCAGCAACAATCCAGGAGAAAGCAAAGCTCTTTTCCAGAGTGTACCGGGAAGCGAAGCAAAAGGGAGTGCTGGAATGTCCGCACTACCGATCAATTTTCATAGATGAGGTGCTGGCCAATTTGCCGAAGGGTGAAGTGTGTTAAATAAATGGTTTATGTTATTGTTTATTGTTTGATTTTCGTATATTTGCAATAAATCTTAATTTGAATGGGAAGTTGGAGTGAACAACAGGAAGTAAAGAAAGAACGGAAAGAAAAAGATAAAACTAGACGAGATAAACTCGCAGGATATTTTTTCAACCTTTCCCAACTGACTTTTGTTGCATTGGTATTAGGTGGTGTAACTCCACTATATACTAATATTGAAGTAGGAATAAATTGGTATATATTAGTAGCCGGAATTACACTGACCATAATTTTAGCCAATATTGGAAACTTAATTTTAAAATAACACAATATGGAAATGTTAGCAGCAATATTCACCGCAGGCATTATAGTAGCAGGAGCATTTTTGATTTGGCTCAAAACCAAATCTGGGAAGAAATGGCTCGCAAGCTTATAACCCTTGACATATACAGGGTTATTATAGGTGGAATCTCTACCATCATTTTTATTAGAATAGGAAATACAATTTTAAAATAAAGTGGATTATGGACATGTTAAGTTTAGTATATACAATAAGTGCTGTTGTAGGTGGTGGATTTTTGGTGTGGCTTAACACAAAATCCGGGAAAAAATGGCTCGCAAATCTATAG